CACTGCCCAGAGAGCCCAGGGACAGCCACTCTCGCTGTCCGCTCGTACCGGAATCCGTATATAATCCATTACAGAAGCCTGTTGTGCTTCCTGCTTTTGTTTCCGTAGGAACCATGATTCCAAGTGCAGGATCAACAAAACATTTTGAAATGTATTTCCAACTTGCTGCAGTATAAGCTACCTGAGCCGCCACTTTTTTGTATCTTGTCTTTGCTGCGTTCATGTCTGTTGTAAGCAGTGATGCGTCCATACAGATATATACATCTCGTTTTGGTGTTCCGTCTCCGTCCGTAACAATGTCCATAAATACATTGCTGAGGACTTCGTAAGCTCCATAACCGGTTTCGATGCCCTGGATTTTGAATGGATTCCTGTTATCTGTGTTAGAGAATGGCGATCCATCAGAACCAAGTACGCTGTCAGTGGAACCGGTACGCCACGGCATTGTTGAGATGCAGGTGGTCAGTGTTGTGTTAAACGGTTCCGCATCCACATAGACTGCGGAGTTCGTATCGTCTATCGCTTCAATCTTCAAGACTTTGACATCATATGCCAGGTTGTGCATGTATGAATAATATCTGTCTTTGTTTGTGTTTGAACCAATATCTCCAACTGATACATAGGAGCCAACGATATAGTTGTTCGCCTTTGCTTTTGGCAGGATTACTCTCGTTACTCCAGTTTCTGCAACTGCCGCCATCTCCTGAGATGTATATGAGTTGCATCCGGTCATAACGCTCCTGCTGTTGATCGTAGCGTACAGAATAATAAGCATAAGCTGTTTGTAGAACAAATCCCAGTTGGTTGTACCGACATACCGGCTTCCCTTTTTCTTCATGTATGCAATCATTCCGGTGTGTGATATCGGTTTTCCGCCTTTCTGACTTCCGTTTGCCAGAATCAAACCTGTAGAGCTATATGGCACTCCGTCAATATCTCCAGCTCCATATTTTCCATGGACCATAAATGAGGAGAGCGTACCATCCGGATTAACAGATTCTCCCATTGGCACCAGTCCCAGGGCTTCGTTTGGACTATCAGAGTAATGATAATCTACATACTCCGGATTATCTGTGATTCCTACCCAAGCGGACATTGTAACCTCTCCGACATCCACCTTTCCAGTTTTCTTAAAATCTGGTTGTCCCTGCAGTGCGGTTATATGAATAAAACCATTATCATCTACAGTGAAGTTACAAGGGAAGTGCATAAACAAACCGATCTCTCTGTAATCATCCTGCCCGATCACGGTATTTGTGGACGGTTTTCTCACAAGTCCCTCGTTGTCATTCAGTTTCACGCCTGTTGGACTGGTAGAAGTGTCATACTTGTAGATTCTCGTTGTATATACTTTTCCAGTCCTGCGGAGGGCAAAAAAGTTTGATAATGCGTTTTCAATCCCTCCGCCAGCTGCAGTAATATTCTGGATCTGTTTATTTGCTTCTGCCTGAATGTTGTTTACCGCAGTCTCTCCGGTTTCCTGGAGATCTTCTTGCAGCTGTGTTCCCTCTGTAATTTTAGTTCCCAGAGATGTATCCAGGCTTGTTGCGGTCTTATTTGTTGCATCCAGATCTGTTTTTGTTTTGGCTGCTGTTGTGTTTGATGTATCCAAGGCAGCTTTGGTTTTTCCCGCTGCCGTGTTGGAAGCGTCTAAGTTCTTCTTACTTGTGTCTGCTGTTTTAACTGCAGTGTCCAGTTGGCTCTTGAGCGCTGTTCCATAGGTGATGTCTGATTCTAACTCAGTTTTTAAATCCGTTCCCTGGGTGATGTCTGCTGTAAGTGCCTTGTTTAAAGTATTTGCAATGTCAATAGAACTGTTCAGAGAGTTTTCTGTCTGTCCTGCAGTTGCGTTTGATGCGTCCAGGTTCTTTTTACTGGCGTCTGCCGTTTTAACTGCAGCATCCAGCTGGCTCTTGAGTGCCGTTCCCTGGGTGATGTCTGTATCAAGTCCCTGTTTTAACTCTTCCACCTTTTTTACATCTGCTGCAAATTTCTGTTCTGTCTGTTCGTTCTTTTTTACTTTCTCCGTAATATCAGACTGCGCTGAAAGAATGTCAGCTTTAGCCTGATTGTATTCGTTGTTTTCATCTGAAACTGCATTTATTGCATTAACAATCGAGTCTCTGACATCTCGCCCTTTTTGTGCTTTTGCAATCTGATCTGTGTATTTTTTTACATTTGCCACTTTTATTCCCCCTTATTTACAAGGCTATCTGAATATTCTTTTGACTTCAAATCTCTTACCTCTGCAAGAACAGATGTGAGCATGTAATCCATTAATGACGCAGGTATTCCGTACTGTGCCATTGCTCCGAATACTACGTTTCGAATTTCTTCTGTTCTTTTGTCCATGATTGCCCCCAACGGAGGGGCTTCTACTGCTTTCTCTACTGTGTTGTTATCTTCTTTCTGTTCCTGTGCAGTGCTTTCTTCTGTGTCCGACTCGGACACCTTCGTTTCTTCCTTGATAGTTTCTTTATTGTCTTTTTCTTTTACTTCATTCATTTGCTGTTTTCTCCTTTTCCTCATAGAGATTTTGAATCAGTTTAAGCATTAACGGAATAAGTATTCGGAAATTCCAGTCTTCCGGTTTCCCTTCTTCATTCAGTTGTGCAGCTTCTGGAAAGATGCTATATACATCTTCTGCATAGAAACCTGGTAGCTTCTTTCCGTTTAGCCAGTCTGTCGGGCTTAAATAGTTTTCTTTGTACTTAAACCATATTACCGGCACATCTAGTATTTTTTTCGCTTCGTTTATTGTCATATCTGCGATATGATCTTTATATCGCTTTGATGATGATGATAAATAAGCCACTGTTGCTCCGTCGCTCGCAAATACCATATGCCCTCCAGACGTTACATGTTGCAAGTTGTATATTTGAAACCTGTCCGTTCCATCTGAGAACAAACTGGTTCCGCAATATATCTTCACTCCACTTTGAATTTTAAAAGCATTTGATACTGATGATAAAGTAACGTTTCCTATCTGGATTTCCCCTGAGCTTTTCAGGGTTATGTTTCCGGCTTTCAGATATGTTGAGGCTATTTTCCATCCGCCTATTGTTCCGCTTGTAGCTTTCATTGATCCATTTGTAAGAATTTGAAAGTAACTATTCGCCGTCACTAATCCGTTGAAATTAATCTTTGATGCTTTAATCGTTACAGATTCTGACGACTGGTTAATTTCAGATATTACGGATCCTTTTGATACTTTTGAGCTAATTGAATTTGCTGTTTGTGTAATCGAACTGCTCAGACTTTCTTCTGCAGCTTTCGCCCTTGTCACTTCTGATGTGATTGACCCTTCTGCAACAGTAATTCTTGATATTGCAGTGTCAGCTGTATCTTTTGCAGTATCTGCAGTATCTTTCGCTGCATCTGCAGTGTTTTTTGCGGCATCCGCCTGTGCTTTTGCAACGCTAATGTCTTGATCCTGGATTCTTTCCCATGATGCTGTTTTACTTCCAGATGTCGTTCCGGAGCACTTCCAAAGCAAATTGATGTTGTTTCCGTAGTTTCCATGGTTCGGACTCTCCGGATATGTTCCTTTTGACAATTCTGTTACTGTGTAGTTTGGCAATGATTCCGCAGTTCCGGTTCCTTCTCCTGATGTACTTGTCACTGATGCTATGCTGAATCCGTAGAAGTTGCAGCTTGAGCTATCTGTACGCCAATATACATAAAATTCTGATGTCGGAACAAAGACGGAAGCTCCTGCTATATCAGTCCCTCCGAATTTTCCCGCAAGTTTCATAGTTCCGTTGTCGTTGTAATAAATCTTTACATAATCGTAATTTACACTCTCTGTCCTCGAATCGGATGAAAATGTGATCTTTAATCCCGGAGTTTTATACGTGTATCTATACGCATATCCGGTTGTAATATCATAGTAAATATCTCCGACATGCAAAGATTTTAAGTCATCAGTTGTCCAGGCTGAGGCTGGTTCATTTGATGTTGTCGGGATTTTACTTCCGTAGAAATTTCCGTTTTTCTCAGATACTGCCTGGCGTACGGTTTTTACTTCAAGAGTGATGTTATCTACTGCCAGCTTTATAGCCGTATTCATTTGTTCTGTTGTAGAATAACTTTTCAGCTTTGTATCTGTATCTGCTTTCGCATTCTTTTCCGCCTGATCTGCCGCTGTCTGTCCGGCTTTCGTGGCATTTGTTTCTGCGTCGGCTGCTGCTGTCTGTCCAGCTTTTACTGCATCTTTATATTTTTCTTCCACCTGTACTGTTGTCGTATAGGTTTTTGACACCTCTAAAGAAATGCTATCTGCAGCTTGTTTAATTGCGCTGTTCATTTCCAGTGTCGTCGAGTAATTCAGTAACTTTGTGTCTGTATCTGCTTTCGCATTCTTTTCCGCCTGATCTGCCGCGTCCTGGCCAGCTTTCGTGGCGTTTGCTTCGGCGTTGGCTGCTGCCGTCTGGCCAGCTTTCGTGGCATTGCTCTCTGCCAGATCTGCCGCAGTCTGCCCGGCTTTTACTGCGTCTGTATATTTTTCTTCAAGTTGTCCGGTTGTAGCATATTTTTTTGATACTTCCAGGGAAATGCTATCCGCCGCCTGATTGATTGCGCTGTTCATTTCTACTGTCGTAGAATAGTTTTTCAGCTTTGTATCTGTATCGTCTTTTGCATTCTTTTCTGCCTGATCTGCCGCGTCCTGGCCTTCCTGCACTGCGTTTGCATAGAGTTTATTTGCCATTTCCTGTGTCGTATATGTCTTCGACACTGTTGAGAGGATATTTGTCTCGGTCAGCGTTATTGCTGATCTGAGTTTTTCTTCCTCTCCCTTTGCCCTGGATACTTCTGCAGTTATGAGTCCTTCCTGTACTTCAATTTTTGAAAGTGCAGATTCTGCTGTACTCTGAGCTGCTTCAATGTCCTTATCTTTTACCCTTCCCCATCCATACTCATTACTATCATTTTTCTGATACTGATAAGCATAGCCAGTTGTGGTATTGAAAAAGAGATCTCTTTCATGCTCCTGTCTCAATTCATCAGTTGTCCAGGCTGAGGCCGGATTGTTTCCGGAAGTAGGCTCATAATTTCCATACCAGTTTCCGGATTTTCTTTCTAACTGCTGCTCCAGACTTGATACAGAAAGAGTTATTTTCCCATCCATGGCTTCTATGGACGTTGTGACCTCTTTTAATATTGCTTTTTTATTTTCTGAGTCCCCGTCAGATATTTTTGTTTCAATGTAATTTTTACATTCTGTTGACAGGGCTTCTGTTTTAATTGAACCGGCAAGGATTCTCTCTCCCAGAATGGTTCCGTCTAAAGTCATGCCGACGGTATATGGACCGGCATAGCCATTGTGTGAACCTCCGATTCCGTTTTTATTTATCTGCAGTATATTTGTTGCCTGGTTTTTATCCGGTGCGTCCATGTACAGATCTCTGAGCCAGAGACCGTTTTCATCAAATTCGGTGAGCTTATATCCACCTTTCGCTCCCGTCATTTGCTTCGTAAGGTTATCAATTGCAGACTTCATCCATTCTGTCTGAACTCTGCCTGCGTCTGTTGTCTCTTGTCTGATCTGTGTGAATGTTCCGGATGTCTGATCTGTAAAAGACTGCTGCTGGTTTTCTCCAAGTGTCAGCTGCGCCTGATCTGGCTGTTGCAATGGTATTTTCATTTCCATAACTGGAAGAACTTTCTTCATTCCGTATGGGATCGCATTGCAAAGCACTCTGTCCCCTATGTCAAACGAATCGTAATCCTGTCCGAATAAAGACAGGTCTACGGCAGTCAGCGAAATAACAAGGCTTTCATACTGGTTACTTGTCAGAAATTCAGTTGCTTTCTTTAACAGGTTTGCCGGAACTGATACGTCGTCCCATTTTTCTGTTCTCCATACCCATCCGAAATTTTCAACTGCTTCTTTACTGTATATGTAGTCTTTTCCATCATTTACTGATGTAATATCAACATTTTTTTCAAGTCGTTCAAATTCGGATGCGTTTTCGTCTGTTTCCTGTTCGATTGCTGCCCCCAGCGGAATCAGAGCTGTGATAACATCATCTGCTGTCATTGTCTCTGAATAATCCATCAGGTTTTCCCCGAATTGTATAGGCTGTTCACAATATTTTCCGTATTCCTGAATAGTCAGCCAGTCAAGATACAGTTTATCGTTCTCGTGCCTGAGCCGCAGGTATCCTCCCAGGCGGTCAACTAATTTATCCCGGATTGCTTCCAGTGTGTTCTCTCTGTCTGTAATTCTGTACAAAGAATCATTACTGTCGTGGATCGTTACGACTCCTGTATATATCTTTTTTCTGTCTTCCACCTGATTATTGTGAAGTTGTAACCATGCGTCTAACAGATCTCGTGGGGATATATCGTGCCATTCCTGCTGTGGCAGGATGCTGTCAGCAAGGAAAGACAATGCTCCGGTTGCTTTCACCGGTTGGTTCTTAAATCGGTCTTTCTCGCGTGTGCGGACTTCTCCGTAAAAAATTTCTGTATTTCCTCTGTATACAGAAACCATACTTTTTCTGTTGTGGATTTCCCCGTATAGCGGATTTAGCGGCGGAACCTTTAAAGTAAGTTCCCCCGCATATCCAGTCTGTAAATCCAGTTCCGGATTGATAACTGCTGCCTGCCGGTCACCTGGATAATACAGGACTTTCCCATCTAATTTAATTTTATAAATCACAATGATCCCCTCCTGTAAACAATATCCAGTGTTCCGGATCCGGAAAATTCCAGAGTTTCATCTGTTCCAAATACAACGATATCTGGGAATCTGTTTCTCCCAAGTGTCAATGTGTATGTCTCTCCGCATCCTGTAACTTTTAAACCTGCTGCGCCTATGCTTTTTACGTTCAACACTGGCACAATTGCAATATCTCCGGCGTATACTGTGTATGATCCGGAGCCGGAAATTGTAATTCCGGCTCCCTGATCTATTACACCTGTTTCAAAATCAAATGGATCCCAGAGCCAGTCCTCTGTTGAATCTGCAAGTGAATATTTGTACGGGTTTGCCTTTGGAATGCTCAAATGAAATTGTCCCACCTCTCTGGAACGGTCAAAGTCTGTAATATATGCTCTGCCGGTCCAGAAATACGCCGGATCATTCGAAAACGTTACTCTCACATTCTTTCCATGCAGCTGTCCTCGAATGTTTGAGATAAAGCTGTCCCAATCTTCCCTTGGTTTCTTTCCCCCAAGCAAAATATCAATTTCTCTTGATTTATAGATTGTTCTTCCTGTTATCGCTTCCGATCCATCCAGAAATCCGTCTGCGCCTGGAATATCAATGTAATATGTTTCTACGTCCGGCTCTTTGATGTAATTGTTATTTCCAATCGCACATCCCCAGTCGTCCAGCGTATCAATGACTTTCCCTGTATTTTCAACTGTAATTGTTGCTTTTATTGTTAATACATTATTCATCTATACGCCGCCTCCTTTGCTATTCTTCCAAGCTCTGTATTTATTGCGGGTGCAAGTTTTCCAGCCCATTCTTTGTTGTCGAAATAGATTTCCTGTCCTGCGCTCATTACTTGGATCAGCTGTGCCAGCATTCCGGTTATTCCTGTAATATCTGTTTTGTTCAGATTATTAGCTGGTTTCATTGAGCTTGTGTCTAACTGCATATCCATCTGAACATCTTTCATTGCATCAGCAACAAGTCCCTGGCTCTTTTCAATTCCTGTCGCAAGGCCTTTCATAAAGTCCGGCATCCATTCCTCATAGTAATGTAACGGACCCTCATCCGGTCTTGAGAAATGCAACCATGATCTTATTGTGTTTGCTACGTTCGATACTGCATTCGTTACGTTACCTATGCAGCTCCTGATTCCGTTTGCAATACCATTCACGAAATCCTGTCCCCAGCGAACCGCCTGCCCTGGTAATCCCGTAATATAACTGATTGCGCTGGAAAATCCATTTACAACAGCAGAGTATACGCCTGACAGTGCTCCAGATATTCCAGACACAACGCTGTTAAATGTATCAACGGCTCTGTCTTTCATGTTTCCGGCGTATTGTATAACTGTTTCCTTTACGTTCTGCCACGTTTCGGACGTTCTCTCTCTGATGTTATCCCAGTATTCTGAGGCTCTGTCCTTCAAGTTCTGGATTGCTTCTGTTGCACTTTCTTTCAGTTTTTTCGCATTATTAACAACGAATCCTTTGATCGCTGTCCATGCTTTTGACGCTGCCTGAGACGCAGAATCCCATATTTTTGACACTGTGTCCCGGAACCCTGTAAATAGTGTTGTGGCTGCGGTAACAAGTCCTTTTGCCAGAGTGGATACAACCTGCTTAATTCCGGTCCATATTGTTTGCGCTGCGTCTTTGATATTTGTCCAGATATTTGATGCGTCTGTTTTGAGTTTATCAAAGTTACCTGTTACCAGGTCGATCAGTAAGATCACCGGTGCAAGAATTGTATTTTTCAACAACTCCCATGCGCCCTGTGCAATCGTCACAAGTCCCTGCCAGATGTTCTGCAGTGTATTAACTGCATTCTGCCATAGCGTTGTGATCGTTGTCACAATTCCGGATATAACCGGATTCTGCATCATTGTCGTCCAGATATTTGCAAAGAAATCTGATACCTGCTGCCAGATACCGGACCACCACGCCGGAACTCCTGCAAAAAATGTAACAACGCTGTTCCATGTCTGCGGTATTGTTACGGTAAAAAAGTTTACAATTCCATTCCATATCTGCATGAAAAAGTCTGATACCTGCTGCCAGATTCCAGACCACCATTCCGGAACTCCTGAGAGAAAATCCATCAGTGTGCTCCACGCCTGCGGTATTGTATCTGTAAAAAACGATACAATTTTTTGGACGACTGCATTTACTGCATCCCGGAACCATTCGCATTTTGTGTACAGCAATACCAGAGCTGCCACAATCGCGGCTATGACAGCAATAACTGGGTTTGCGGCTATTACTCCAAACAGTGCGGTAAAAGCACCTTTTAGCTTTCCAATAATACTCGTTATTGTTGTTAAAGTTTTCATCTTAGAAAACAGTCCTGTAATCGCAGATATTCCGGTTGCAACCTTTCCAACCATTATCAACAACGGACCAATCGCGGCGACTATCAGTGCAATTGTAGCAACTACTTTCTTCTGTCCTTCACTCATTCCATTGAGCTTTTCAACAAACCCTTGAATAACCTCTACCGCTTTTCTGATATATGGCATCAAGATTTCTCCGAAGGCAATCGCCAGCTCCTGCAAGGCACTCTGCAAAGTTGTAAGCTGTCCAGAAAGATTGTCCTGCATGGTTTCAGCCATATTCTCCGCGGCTCCGTCGCAATTATCAATGTTCTTGATAAGTTTTTCGTAATCTGCATCTGATGCGTTGATGATCGCTAACATTCCGGACATGGCTTCTTTCCCGAAAATAGCTGTTGCGGCCTGGGTCTGCTCTGCTTCTGACATATTTCCCATTGTTTCTCTCAAGAAATCCATTGTCTCTTTAAGGGATTTCATGCTGCCATCTTCGTTCTGTAAAGCCTTGTTATACAGTCTTACGTTTTGCGTGGTTCCTTCCTGCAGCTGTGTCAGGGTTTCGTTTGCACTTGCAAGCTCTGTCTGTTTTATTTCCAACGTTGCTGCAGCGTTGGAGGCTTCTGTTGACTCAGCTCCGTATTTTGATACTGCGTCGTTGTAAGACTGCTGGGCTTTATCTGCTGCAAGAGAGGCTTTCTGCACTCTAAGCATTTGCTTATCAACTTTTGCCTGATCTACGGCGGTCGCAGCTTCTGTTGCGTAAAAGCCCCACTTTTCCATTGCGTCTCCGACATCTTTTGACGGTTTAATCATATTTGTCAGAGATGATCTTAGCTGTGTACCTGCCTGTGATGCTTTAATTCCAGAGTTTGCCATAAGTCCAATTGCTACCGCTGTGTCTTCGGCGTTGTATCCCAATGCGCCTGCGACTGGTGCAACGTACTTAAATGTTTCGCCCATCATTCCAACATTGGTATTTGCACTGGATGATGCCTGTGCAAGTACATCTGCAAAATGAGAGCTGTCTTCTGCCTTCATTCCGAAAGCTGTAAGCGCGTCTGTAACAATATCTGATGTAGTTGCAAGGTCTTCTCCGGACGCTGCCGCAAGGTTCATTATTCCAGGGAGGCCGTCGTACATCTGCTGTGCATTCCATCCGGCCATTGCCATGTATCCCATAGCGTCTCCGGCTTCTTTTGCAGAGAATTTTGTCTGTGCTCCCATCTCTCTTGCACGTTCTCGCAACTTATCCATGTCTTCCGCAGATGATCCGGATATTGCGGCCACATTGGACATGGAGCTGTCAAAATCTGCCGCAGTCTTTACTGCTGCTGTTCCAAGTCCTGTTACTGCCGCCGTAACCGGAAGCATTTTTTCTCCGGCAGATGTCAGCGACTCCCCTATTTTCCCGGATGTTTCAGAAATCTCGGCCAGTTTTGCGGATCCTGATCCAACTTCATTCTCAAGCGATTGCAGGCTCTGTTCTGTTTCTATAATTGTCCTTTTCAGAGCGTCATACTGTTCCTGGGATACTTTTCCCTCCTGGAATTTCTGCTGTACTTCCCCTTCTTCGTTTTTCAGAAGTTCCAGCTTTTCTTTTGTGTTTCCGATTTCATCAGACAGTGCTCTCTGTTTCTGCTGTAATAATTCCACATTCGTAGGATCCAGTTTCAGTAACTTATCAATTTCTTTGAGTTCTGTCTGTGTAGTATTTATTTTTGCATTCAGACCATCAAGCGACTGCTGCATCTGAGTAGGTGCATTCTTTGCTTCATTTTCCAGAGACTTCAAACTCTCCTCGGTTGCAATGATTTCTCTTTTCAGAGCGTCATACTGTTCCTGGGAGATTTTTCCCTCTGCAAACTGCTGCTGTGCCTGCTGCTCTGCAGTCTTTAAGGTTTCCAGCTTTTCTTTCGTGCTTTCGATTTCGTCAGCAAGCGCTTTCTGTTTCTGCTGTAATAATTCCACATTCGTAGGATCCAGTTTCAGCAGATTGTTTATATCTTTCAGCTGTGCCTGTGTGGTCTTTATCTGTGAATTTACATTTTTAAGTGAATTTTGTAGTCCTGTGGTATCGCCGCCAATTTCAATCGTAAGTCCCCTTATGTCGCGGCCTTTGGACAAAAATTATCACCTCCGTTTAGAATTTATCCATATCCTCCTGAGTTGCCATTTTCGGCCATTTATAGTCGTCGTTAGTTTTTTCCGTAAAAATATCCAGGACAAGACCTACTGTCAGAAGGTCTAAATCCTGGATACTTATTCCAACTTGTGCGCACCTGAGAAGGAATAGAGGTGTCGTCATTTCCCGGCTACTTGGTCGAAGTTTTTTTTTGCTTCTGCCTGTGTCTGCTGGTTCAGGTTCCAGAGTTTTACAATCTCCGGGAAAATTGTATAAATTGAAAATGTATCAAACTGATCTAACCAGTCGTATACATCTTCCGGGAAATCCTGTCCCTTTTTCTGTGCTGCGTGTTTTGCCATTACGAATGCGACGTTTTCGAACATCTCTAAATCCTCGATAGGGATGTCCGACTCGGACACCTTCGTTTCAGTCTGCTTATCCTGTGATTTTTTTACGGACTTTTCAATTTTTGCCATGTCCTGAAAAATATCTCTCCGGAACTGAATCCGATAAATTCTCGGAATTGCAGCAGAAGCGGCAAAAAGCACCTCTTTATCATCAATTTTAATTGTTTTTGTCAGCATCCTTATTCTCCTGCGGCTTTTTTATCTACATTAACAGCCTGCGTTGCTTCTGTGATTGTTTCTGGATAGTACACTGTCTTATACCATCCGCTATACACAGTGTCGTCTGTGCCTACCGTTGTCTGAGCTTTTACCCGTCCGTTCGGAAGTGGAGCATTGCTGATCGTAATTGTTTCTGTGCCAGGTTCAATACTATCTTCTTTCGTCTCGGATTCGATTGACGGTCTGGTAGCTGTGCAGTTATAGAGAACTCGTCTGATTCCTTTCTGATCTCCATCAAATTCAAACAGAAGTGCAAATTTCTGTGTATCCGTAGAATCACTGATTTCATGCAGCACACCTTTTTCGTCCTTCTTTTCTTTCAGGACATCCTGTCTGAAAGAATCCGGAATTAATGCAAATTCTGCATCTCCTTCATATCCGTTGTTTGCAGCTGACACATAATACTGGATTCCGTCTGCATAGAACGGTGAAATATCTCCATTTGCGTCAAGTGATATGGATACAGATCCCGGAATCGCTTTCGGGGCTTCAAAAGTAATTGTTCCATCTTCTCCTTCGTTCTGTAATGCGTAATGTGCGTTTTTAAGATTGTACTTAACTTTGTTATCTTTTTTGCCCATCTTTATACCTCCATTTCGTATAAAACTTCGTACATTTTTTCTGAGTCAAGATATTCTCCTGTTTTGTCGTATGTGATTCCATACTTGTCCAGGATGTCCTCTATCTTCTTTTCATTGTTCCAGTCCTTTTCGTCTGAATACAATTCGATATTCAGAACGTCGATTTTTGCATAGGTGACCCCGTCCGCGTGAAAATTATCACTTCCCGGAATCCTCCATACGATAAAAGGCGGCTCTATCCAGTTATGAGTCGAAAAATGATCGTATTCATATGGCAAGCCGATTTCATTCAACATTTCTTTGATATTTTCAGCTGACATCATAGCCTTGACATGATCTCCCTTTCCAGCTCTGCTATTGCTGCCTGTTCTGCAGGTTCTACATGTTTGATTGCGGCTACCCTTCCGCCCCCTCTTTTCTGATGTCCTTTTTCAAGCAAATGCACCAGGGAGTATTTTGTATCGTGGATCGCAATAACTAAACTTGTAGAATTTTCTTTCACAACAGTTTTCTTCCATCCTTTTTTATACTTTCCGGTATTTACCGGGGATGTCTGTTTTAGCTTTGATACTGTCTTTTTTGCAACATTATTTACGCATTCCTTCGTTGTCTCAGTGCATTGTTTTCCATAGTCTTCAACAAGGCGATTTATTTCTGCTGCCAGATCATCAATTCTGATACTATCCGCCATTGTCGCCCCTCCTGTCTTTATACAACTGTACGATTTTTTCCAGTGACAGATATATTGCAGGTGGTGCAGCGTCAAATTTCTCCTGAATCTGCACTATTTTGTACATTGCCGGATTATGTTCATTGATAATCTCATCTCTCTCAAAATCGAATGGATCCCAGAGCCAGCCGCTTTGTGAATCAATGATAACAATGTCAAGAGCTTCAATATCTTCCCTGTTCAGCACTGCTGCCGGAATACTTAACAATTTTGTTATTTTATTTCCTGCTGTCTGTGCGTCAAAATATCGTCTCTCTCCGATTGTTCGGTTTCCGAAGCGAATGTTCTTGAGCTTCGTGTCTACGATCACCCTGTCTTCTGTTTTGCAGATACTGAGTATCCCGTCTGTAAACGTTTCAAACTGTTTACGCCTGGCTCTTGGCATATTCTTCCACCTTCTTTGCTATCTGCAGTCCAATAACCTCACTTTTGTAGTTTTCCCAAAACTGCTGCAGCTCTCCAGAATACTCATACATTACAAGCTGAAAAAGGAGTGTCCTTTCCTGCGTATCCCCCAGGAAATCGCACTCCCCTATTTTTCCGGCTAATGATGCCATGCCTCTTTTTATCATTCCTTGGAGCTTTTCATCTCCTTTTGGATCGTCCCAGGTGATGTCCAGATAGTTTCTGACATCCTCCAGAAGTTTTGATAAATCATTTTCTGACATAGCACTCATTTTATCACTCCTTTGTTACAGTTACGGTGTATGTCTTTGTCTGTTCTCCGTCTGTAACTTTAACAGTTACGGTGTTGGCTCCAGTGTTCCATGTGATCTTTCCGCCGTTTGTTACTTTACTGGATCCTGCAGTAATTTCAATCGCTGCTGTTCCTGATTTCGGGAACGCTGTGATTGTGTTTGTTGCAGTTGTTGTTTTTGCTGTGTATGTGTTTGTGTCGCTGTCAAATTTCTGTGAGAGAGTTAATCCTCCAATTCTCAGATCAGACAGCAGTGCATTATCTACATGCTCCTCCTGTTTGCTTACAACCTCGAAGCGAACCGGATGCAGATCTGTAATGTCAAGAACGACAAAAGCATTGTTGTCCAGTGCGAATCCGTGAGCATATAACTTGATAAGGTATACTCTTTCATCTTCCAGGAATCTGTATTCATCTGAATACTCAATCTTTCCGTTTTTGGACATTCCTACACCAAGGAAATACTTTCCGGCCATTCCGTATACTGCAGTTCCTTCTGTAACTGCTGCCGACTGGATGATTTCCAGAGGAATCGGAAGTGTTGAAACATATACGCCGTCCGGAGACATTGCGCGTGTTGCCGGAAGGATTCGCTTCCAGTAATCCACCGGATTTACGATCATAATCAGGTTATCTACTGTTCTCGCCTGTCCTTTGCTGTTTCTTGCCATGATAGATGTAACATTTCCAAGCTGGATCATATCAAGAGCTGTCATTTTAATAGTCTCTTTTTCCGGATATTCTCCAGACACAACGTTCACTCCGTCTCCTACCTGACGCGCCATTCCGATTGGCATATCTTTTCCGGTACCATTTACGATTCCATACTCAAGTCCATTTGCAAGAGCTTCTGTGAGCACCTGACGCACGTAGTTATCTAACCATGCAGGGCCTAAATCAAGCATAGCTTTTGAAACTGGCAGGAATGCGCTCAGTTTATCCTGTGTTACGTCTACTTCTTTGAATCCGGATGTCAGTTCTTCAATGATCTTACTGCTGAGTTTGCCCCATGCTGCTTTCTGCTCTCCGTTTGTGTTTAACATCATCCTTGTGAGTCCAGTTACAGTTGTTGCATTTAATTTTGACAGCAGTGGATGATTTGTTGTCAGTTCTTCAAATACAGAATCAATGATTGTCTCCGGGAAAACAGTCTCAATATTGTTGAGGGCCTGCTTTGGATCCGAAGATTTCATTGCGTCAATTACTTTCTCATAATATTCTCTTTCTGCGCTTGTGAGCTGACGCACGCCTCTCTGTGCAAGTACGTTCATGTCGCTCTGATTTACAAGCTCTTTCGCCTGTTCAAGCACGTTCTCCTCAATGTCCTGGCATAATTCCAGATATGCTTTTGAAAACGCTTCTGAATCATTTTCCGCAACAGCTGCGTTCATTCTGTTGAGGATTTCCGTTCTCTTTAATGCGGCAAAATCTTTATTTTTCATTTTACTCTCCTTTTTTGAATCCCTGCAGAAATCCCTGCAGTGTATGTTTCTCTGGTTCTTCTGGTTTCTTTCCCGGTTCGGGTTTCTGTCCTTTCTGCATAAGTTCCAGCTGCTCTCTGAAAGACTTCGTATCTTTCATGTGCTGCATAACTTCCTGGAGACGTTTCTGCATTCCTTCTTTTGTCGTGTCTCCCTCTGGCGCGTGTCCGTAATCCTCTACCTTGTCGATCAGGCCATATTCCAGACAATCATCTGGAGTCAGGAAGGTTTCTGCTTCCATCATGTCTGCAAGCTGCTGTTCTTCCAGATTTGAACGCTCAAGGAAGATTTTCCGATTGCTTGCCGTAAGTACGTCAAGATCATCCGCTGTCTTTCTCAGCTCTCTTGCATTTCCGGATGCAGTTACCCATGGTTCGTGGATCAGTGCTGTTGTTCCTACGCCCATGATTCTTTCGTCACATGCCTGTAAAATCACAAAAGCTACGGAATACGCCACTCCATCAACGATTCCTTTTACATAGCTTCCGGACTGCTTCAAAAGGTTGTAGATAGTTACTCCCTCTTTTACAGATCCGCCATTTGAATTGATATGTAATTCAATCGTATGGTCTTCCGGGATTGCCGCAAGCTGATCGCGGAAATACTTTGCAGAAGTCTCGCTTTCGGTATATGACCATGTTTTCCAGTCAAATTCTCCATACGCCGATACATCATCATAGATGTATAGCAAATGTACCGCCGGATCTGCTGCCTGCTTAAAACAGTAATTTGTTTTATTCTGTGTTTTTTCCATTCCCGCCATTTTCTCCACCTCCTTCCAGGCTGTTCAATAAATCCTGTACTGTGCTGTAATTCTTTGTAATAAAATGCTGGTTCGCCCATTCTTCATTGATCTGCGGCTGTCCCATTGCACGCAAAATCATGTTAATCGTATGCGTTCCAGACTGTACCAGCTTGTCAATCTGCGTCGCATTGCTGAATATGTCAACATGCTTAACGTGTGACGTGTCTACCATGCAGCGGCTGCCCTTCAATACGGCTTTTCCGTATTTTTTACGGTTGATTTCGCTCTCTAAGGATCCGGCTAATGGATCCAGTGCAACAGTCAGCAGTTCGTCTATTGCCTTGCTGTTGTCCTGCACGTCCCCTTTCAGGATTGACGGAGGGATTCCTATTGCCCTCGCTGTAAAGTCGAATACATCATCATATAGTGCTTTTATGTCTCTTGTTGTTGTTTCATTGTAGTTCTTTGACCTGTTCGTTTCTGTGAAAGTATATCCTTCGAATAAGGGCAGAACTGCATTTTCGCTTTCAAAGAATGTCTTAAAATAATCATTCAGCAGCTTTTTGAGAGTATCATCAAAGTTTTTTGCGTTCTGGGCTACAGCTGATATGTCCAGAGTTCCTTTTGATCCATGCGACTGCATAAAGGTCTTTGCTCCGTACTGGATCAGCTTCGCATAGGATCCATATAGTCCCTGCAATATCGTATTTACATTTTTCCAGTTCGGTTTTAGATACAGAACATCCGTGGATCTAAACGGCCTCTGAAAAGTATAATCATCAATCTGCACCTGGCTGTACGTGTTCCCGTACAATGCGCTTCTAGTTGTACAGAACGAATCTGCCACATAAAGCTGTCCATCTATTCCCGCAACAACCAACGCCTCTCCATTTCTGAACATTTTTTCGATTAGCTTATCAAAAAATTGCTGTTTATTCTGATTTCTGTTTGGTTCGTAGTTCCAGGTATAATATTCATCCCGGAATATTTCGTCACCATTCAGGAATGTACGAATCTCGCATTTTCCTAGCATTTTTGCAAGAATCTGAATTGCTCTCTGAAAAGCCAATTCCCTCAGATAAATCTCTGTCATTATGTTCTCAATCGGATTGTCTGCAATCTCAATTCGAGACACATTTTCAACCGACTGTTCTGGTTCCGGCTTTCCCCGTATCAGATTCCTGAATGAAAATCCCAACCTTCCTCACCTCCTTTCAGTAAGTCATTACTCCAATGTCAGGCACTGCTGCCGTCTGTGCGTATGGAATCATGTCCTCTATTGTCATTGATGCGACAAGTGCCATAAACGGGTCTGTTTTTCTGCTTTTTGCTTCAATTTTCCCGTAAACATAGTTTCCTATGTCTGCATCATCTTTCTTTCCCGGTTTTCGCCCGTATGGGATCATTTTTGTATTGTTCGTTCCCCAACGGAGCACAGGATTGTCGCCCCACACAAAATTATCATTTGCGAAACAGCTGTCTATCACTGTCGCAACTCTCATTATGTCTGAGGGCCGTACAAGTTTTAAATTTTTATATACTTTTGCGTCGAATCCGATCTCCCGGAGTGCTGCTGCCAGCAAAGCATATCGGAAATCATCAATCGCAATTCCTTTTATGCAGTATTTCATCATTGCCACCTGAATATAATCAGTGATGATCTCTGGATGTATCTCCACATCATCCACCATTGTCAGCAATCCTCTTCGTCTCCATTCTTCCAGAGGAGCTTTTATCCTTGGAATGTCCTTTGACTGACTGCATAACCATGAATGATTGATGTCATATCTGATATTTTCGTCTCTGAAATGTAGATTTACGGAAACAAGGTCCGTAATCTTTGAGAAATCAATCCCACATGTGCATGTCCACCCTGACAGATCCGGTATTTCTCTGTTCGTGAGCTTTATTTTCTCATACGAACATACTTTTATGTCTGTGGATCCGCTTGGGATATTCATTCTCTTTGTCATAAATGCAGTGATACGTTCAGGATGTGCTAACCAGTCGTTGTACTCTTTTTGCATTTCTCCCATTAATGTTGGGAGATATGGCAAGGACGGGTTTGCTTTTTCCCAGTTCTTTTCATCGTATACTTCTTCTTTACTGTCCAGTCTGCAGATAAATGGCAGCATACCATTGTCCGGAAGATCATCAAAAAGAATATCTGCCGCTATTCCAAGCATATCGTCAAGCGGTCCTTCTCTTATATCTCCCTGGGTAGTGTAGTAGGACCGGCGCGGATGCGGTTTCTTTCCAAGTCCGGTTGTGAACACTTCAATGTTCTTGTAGTCCTGATATTGATGTATCTCATTGAACACCACCATACCGGAGCGCATTCCGTCTTTTCCGGATGGGTTGTTTGTACGTCCCAGAATCGTTGATTTCGTTTCTGTTCCTACTACCTTCTCAGATGTCCAGTAATAGAATTTTTTTAATTTTTTCGTATGTTCAGGCGTTTCAAGAGCTTCCACCACGTCTTTGACGGGTCTTAGTGCCTGATCTTCGTTATTTGCACAAATATCTACGTCATACGCCCTGATTCCGTTATACGGACTTACCAGGCAGGCAGATTCCCACGCTATTGTTCCGTCCTTCCCCGCGCCCCTTCCGAGCATACAGAAAAGATCCGGCCAGCGCGGAGTCTTTGATACCCTCCAGTATGTGCAATCGTGCAGTCCCACGACAAAGATCTGCCAGGGAAATAGCTTTTCAAACGGGAAATATTTTGCAATCCCGATATATTTCGTCAGCTGTTCGCTGTCTGTGTATATGTCTTCGTTTTTGAAACAACTTCTGACGTGTGATACCAGTGCTTTGACTTCCCTGGAAGCTCTGATTTTCTCAGACTCTACGGCCTCCATGAACTCCTCTATGCGTTGATCACAATTCGTCATCATCATCCCCCTTTATTGTTTCTTTCGTTGTCAACTCCAGCTTGTCCAGAATCATCAGCATCTGTTTGTTGACAGCAACCAGATCTTTGACCGACTGGTTCTGTTTTACAATCGTTGCTTTCCCGCTTGCGGATGTGGTCTCAAAGGTCACTCCGCGCTTTTTTATATCTGTTTTTAGCTTCTTTTTGACATCATAGAGGGTCATATAGTCGTCCAAAAGGTCTTTGAAGACGGAAATATCTGCCTGTTTTTTTCTCAGCTGCTCTTTTAAGCTTTCTAATATATCCGCTTTTTTTTCGGCCATTTTTTCACCCCTATTTTTTTATTTTTTCATCATGTGCGACCTTTCGCAGATTTGTC